ATTCTGCTTTGCGTTTTCGGCGGCGATGGCACGCGATGCCTCCGCCGCGATGGCCGATGCGGCTTGCGTGTTTGCGCTGGCGGCGAGGTTCGTCGCGCGCGCATAGAGGGCGGCGGTGTTGGTCACGATTTGTATAGAGCCGGAGATACGTGAATGGGCTATCGTAAGCGGCTCAATGGCGATAGAGGGAAGAGAAAAAAGAAGAGCGAAGAATGTTATTTTGTTCATGGATTAACCTTTCAGAACAGCAAGAATTTCGTTTACCTTTGATGCTATGTCGTAAGTTGAGGCGTAATCAGGCAAGAGAGCGTCAATGGTAGAGAAGTCTTTAGACGTGGCTCCGGCCTGAACCCACTTAGTTCCATCCCAGACAAACATACTATATGGGGATGAGGTTCCGACAAGATAGTATGTCCCATCTATGTCTACGCTAACTGGAAGGTCGGTAACTTGAGGCACAATACCACCAAAAAGAACAAGCGCGTCTTTGATTTTAGTTCCGTTAAGCGTAGGCAAGTTGGCGAGGGTGTTATAGTCTATCGTCCCTGCCGCGCTACCTACCGTCATGTTAATCGCAATAGTGGTAGAGTTAATCGTTATGCTGGCATCATACTCGCAGTTTGCATCGTCACCAGCGATATTGGTAATGAGGAATGCCATGCGGTTGAATATTGTCAGAACCCTACCGTCTATGTCATAGAATGTCAGGGAACCATACTGGAGTCCAAGAGGAAGGAGTTTCGCGCTGGCATACGGTATCACAATCGAAAGAGTCTTGGTATTCAACTGCTCTGTCGTGAACAACTGCGTGAATCCGACAAGCGAGAACTTCGCCGTAGCACCAGCAAGAGATAAAGACGTGTCGATATTTACTGTAATAGTGCGAAGTCCAAAGGCATCGCTGTCATCACATCTATAAATTTTAATCATCTGGTTGTCCTTGTTGTCGAGAATTATATCATGTCCAATCACCAGTAGTCAATTTGGATATTGTATATTTACCTTCGGTTGACTGGCAAGGCCCTGTCAATTCAACTATAACTACGGTTCCCTTTCTAATAGTAACACGCTTCATGAGTTGCATTTTATATGCCCCTGTTGTAGTCGAGTAACTCGATATTAGTTTTTTAGTCACGCCATATTGCAAATAAACCTTCATGCTATATGGATATGGGTCATTTGGTGCCGTCAAAAAGGACAACTGCCAAATAAAATTACAGTCGTATGGCGCGGTAAATGTATATTGCCTATTAGACCAAGTTCCATTCCACCATTGTGTAGTGCTGGCATTGTTATAATCAAAGAATATATTTGACTGGTTTATGCTTGAATCATCGCAATAAGCCCAATGTATATTGTCGATATAAGAAGGGGTGGTCACAAAATCATAGGTATTATTATCTATAAGGCTTATTACCCTTCGATAATAAGTATTGTCAAAATAGCCTAATTGTATTCCGCTAGGGTAGCCACCTATATAAGCAGACACGGTTTGGTCGAAAGTATAGAATCCTCCGCACTGAAGGAAGTATTGGTCTTTAGTAGCAAGCGCACCTATGCCATTTATATCTCCGAGGATAACCCTCTTAGCGCCTGGCGAGCCTCCCGTAGTATGTGTTATGTCATAATTGGAAGGTATTCCGTCGGCAAAGTTGGCGAGTCCACCAGATGACGTAGCAGGGAAAATTGTTAAATATCCTGCCCCGCTACCGAACTGCGGTTGCGCTGAAATGTAAGAAGATAGGGTTGTAAGGGTGTCCATGGTTTTATTCCTTACATATCAAATACAGTAGTAATAGGCTTTATATTATCGGCAAAAGCCCATTTCTCGTTATCAATATAAGATATGTCTGATGTAAAATCGTATGTATTATTAGATATAAGGCTTCTAACCTTCCTGACGGAATTAGACATGGTATAATAATAGTCTAATATAGCCCCAAGAGGATAGCCTCCGATTGCAGAACTAACAGAGGAATCGAAGGTATTGATATGGCCGCATTGATGTAAGAACTGCGCAGAAGATATTGCTCTTGCTAACGTGTTAACCATCGCCCTGGTTATGTAACTGCCACCGCTATCTATACTAAGCGAAAAAATAGACGGTATGCCAGTCTGATAGTTTATTGAGTTGCCAGATTCATGGCTAATAACAAAATTACTATTGGCTGAGAACAAAGAAGGGATTGGAGTTATTGATGATACTGTTTGCATAGTATATCCCTACTGTATGATTTTGCCTGATAATGCGAGATTAAACGAACACCCGCCATATCCTCCAGCGTCAACAATCTTATCAACCTGTCCTTTTATGATAGTTCCCTTTTTAAGATACATATAAAGAGTGCTTGTATAACCATTAGAAATCTTTCCAGAGACAACTTCAGCCAATCTAATCGGAACCCATGAAATAGTATCTGGATTATAGATAGATAAAAATGAATCATATGTGTCTGCGCTAGAATACTGGTAATAATGACCATGTGTACCAGCGGTAAATGTCACATACATATTATTTGGAACAGTATATGGCGCTGAAGAGTATGTGGATTCCACTGTTAAGAAGTCTGCTACCGTTGCCGTAACGGTATCTCCGTATGAAATCTCGCCGTTCCAGCAGTTAGCATTATAATCAACAATAGACCAATACTTCGTCCCAGAGCCGTTAACGCCATTAGTAGGGTCATCTATCGGTATCGTGCAGTTGCCGCCGTTCTTTATGCAACGAACCTTTCTAATCCATCCGGTAGCGGAATCATACCAATCAAGGATAGCACCAAGAGGGTAGCCGCCTATCAAGTCTGAAACGGCTTGGGAGAATGTATGGTAGCCACCGCACTGCATGAAGAAGTGATTAGCGGTTCCTATGTTGCCTACTGCATTAAAGTCTCCGCGTATCAGATACTTTCCAGTTGTCGATTCCGATATTGGCATAGCGTATTCAACTGGAAAGCCGTCCGCATAGTTTATAAGGCCAGTCCCAGCGGAAGTGCCTATGGTCGATTTGGTTCCGTTATGGGCGAAAGGGACAGGAATTATCCCTACCGATTCTTTCGTGGTTATAAATGAAGAATTAGTCATATTGTCCTTAAGTCGAGTAGAATGAACCGCCACTTGTAGCAGAAGAGTTAAGAGCCAGATTTTTCTTGTTCTGGCCAGCCTCCTGACTATCATTAAGGCCAAGAACTCCAGCGAGTGTAGCGGGAGAATTGCTCTTCACGCCAGCGGGGTATTCATAAATCCGGTCTGCATTAGCGGTCAACAGCGCAGATTCCTCGGAGGTAAGCACCCCAGAAGCGACATAGTTGATTGACATATCGAGGCCGTCTGTAACAGTTACCCTGTTGCCGAACACAATCTTCAGATATAGATTCAGGTCTGCCATGCTGTAATTTGAGTTATACAGTAAGAACTTGCCAAGAAGTATTCTACGATAGAACCCGTCTGATATTGGGGCGGTCGTTCCGCTTATCGTAACGCTTGGCCTCGTTATTCCTATGATGCTACCCCATACGGAAAGGCCGAAGGTGTCGGAATTTTTGAGGCTGAATATGCTTGAGGCGTAATAATTCCACAAGTCATTCGTGGATATATCGGCAAACTCATTTATAGCAGTCAACAATGCTATAAGATTAGGAGCCTTGTCATACTGCCACAGTATTGCGGCAAGGATGTTTATTGAGTTATCTATGGTTACCGTTTTCATGTTGCCGCTATCGTAACGGTTATATTGCTTGCAAGGGCGACTGTCTTCTGATAATCATAAACTGATGATACGCCAAGGGTTACGCTATTAACTGCAAGTGAAGATATGTTGCTGACAAGATAATTCCAGAGCGCGAACTGCTGAGGAACCTTGCCTATGTTTATGCTGTTGATATACTGAGCCGCATAGTTCTTTATGGAAAGAATTGTGTCCGTATCATTCTCATATTTCTTGGGAATGACTATGGTAGCTGTGCAAGTCAACTCGGCTGGCCTATAAAAACTAACCACGTATGAAGTAGTGCTGTTAGGGTCTATAACTGAAATGTGTTCAATAGTAGTTCCAGCAATAGTGTAGGTGGTATATCCACACCCAGCAGTCTTCTTATTATAGATTGCCGTGGCTATTGCCGTAGAGTCTCCGCCATCAATGCAGACGTATATCGAGTGCCCAGCGACGCTTGCTCCATTCGGGGTTATTGCGTTGCTATCTCCATTCTCAAGGCATATACAGGAATTAACTCCATCTATCTGACTTATAGCCCCATAAATAGCCTCTGTAACGCAAGAGCCATAGTATCTTGAGTCTTCTATGCGAGTGCGAAGGTCATCATCAGACTCAATATCCGTGCCAATAGTGGCGGCAGTAGTGTTGGTAACAGCCGTCCAGCCTACTATCGAGGTGTTGATATTGGTAAGAGTTCCTATCGTGCAAGGAATAGGCCCAGAAATGATACTTGTCATATAGCCAGTGCCGCTACCATTTGAATCCAATGTGACTTCGGTATCAAGCGAGTAGGTATATCCGTCGGAGGTAGTGGCGAGAGAACCAGCCGCTATCACGGTTCCGGCTGTTCCAGTAAACGTGCAGAGTGTTCTGGTATATGTCGCGCCCTTGCGTGTTATGTTGAACATGGCCGCTATGCTGTCGAGGTATGTTCCCGTCGCGTAGTGGTAGTTTATCTGGTTGGCGTTCTGCGCGTTAATGTCAAGAACGCCCTTATAGAATATCGTCAGGGCTTCGACCAGACGTCCAGCGGGTGTTTCATCGGTAAGGTCTATCTCGTCTCCAAATATATCCCGCAACTTCTGCTGAATGGAACCTTTAATATCGGCAGTGTCAGGCACTATTACGCCTGAAGAAGTTATGAAAGAATAAATATCTGTAAGAGAACTAGCCATTTAGCACCACCGTTCCTAGTGAGGTTGTCACTTCTATATTATAAGATAGTATGTTGTTGGTATCAACATCATAAGTAAAAGATTTTATGCCTGACACGAAACTGCAATCACTGATAGCCTTCGAGACGGCAGAGGCCCATGCGCCTATCTTCTTCCTTGAATCGAAAACAGACTCGAAGTAGGGGATTCCACGTTCTGTATCATATAGGAGTTCGCCCTTCTGCGTCTTGATAATTGCGTCGATTATCTGTGCTTGGGCTTTCTTGTCGCTAGCGATAGCAAGTTGCCCAGCAGAAAGGTAAATGTCATTATTTGAATTTCTGGCTATGGTTTTCATAATTAACTATTAAGGAATAGCATGAGATATAGAAATAGCAACAGAAGTTTTTACTGTTGACGGGATTGTATAGGTTATTACATTGCCTTTATAAAGGGCAATGCCAGTTATATCAGGAGACGCGACTCCATCAAGAGTTATCCAATATTTAGTTATATGATATGTGCTATACGACCCTCCGGCGATGACTGTCCAAGAAATTGTGTCTCCTGGATAGGCATATTGCGTTCGAGGGCCAAATTCAATATAATTTCCATCAGGATAATCACCTGTTATGTTTGAAGTAATCGTCAGTGGATATTTAGGTTCTGCGCCATATGGTGTTATAACATCTTGCTGTTCTACTACGGACGACCCGTTAAGATATGTCATGGTTTTCTTAACTAATTGAGTAGAAACCCCTCCAATTTCCATGAAAATGTTCTTGGCTGACATATTACCAGTCACTGACGCATTACCAGTTACTGTCGCATTACCAGTTACTGTCGCATTACCAACAACATTTAGATTACCATGTATATCTATTGGCCCTTCAGAGGTTAGCCCAATACTGTCGTTACCTATCTTAATCTTTGTTCCACCATCAGGCGATGAAAGTATCATATAGCCATCATCTTCGCTGTCAATGGCAACCGTTCCCCATTTATCAGGAATAAAATATCCATGCTCGTATTTGTGCATATCGAGCGACAAGGGCGGAGCGGCCTTACTGTTCTGCTTGACAATGGTGGAGTCACGGTCAGAGGCCATAATCCATCCAGTGTCTCCAGCCATGATAGGCATATCAATAAGGAACCCACCAGCAGAGCAACGCATGACGGACAGTTTAATCTTAGGGCGTTCGATAGTCTTGTCATTAGCCAGAAGGATGTTTACGGCTGGCTGGACAACCGCTACGTGGCTAGGACGGTCATAGGATATGACTACGGCTGGTATACAGCACTCTAGGCCCATGAACTTATTGCGGAACAGTTCATTGAAGCACCCTTCGAGTGTTTCAAGTTTCGCCAAGTCATAAGACGGTATTGTTTCTGTAACTTTAGATTCCATCGTATACCTATTACTTAACAGCACCCCAGATACGCGTGGCCTTTATGGTCATATACCATTCTTGTCCACGAAGTTGTCCATCATAGTTTATTGAAAGGATTCGATACAAGCCTCGGCATGAGGGTATTATATCAGATTCCACGAAAATATACTTGCGCCGTGCTATGTTCGAGTTTATAAAGCACTTAACGACTATGTAGTTATACTCGACTTGAGGTATTCCGACCATGCCAGAACTTGCGGAAATATACTCTATGTCGCTACTTTTAGGAGTATTATTGCTTTCCTTATCGGTAACATACAGTATGCTATCGAGGATATACATTATGTATTTATTAGTAAAAAGGTCTGAAAGTTTCTTGATGAAGTCATATTCGGAGCCTGTAACGGAGAAGTTCTTTATGACCTCGCTACCATCGTTTTTCTCTGCATCCCATGCAAATCCAATGCCAAGTATCTTGGCCGCTCTCATGCAAACATCCTTGAACTTCATTTCTTCATTCAGGGAATATGTTATGGTCTTGTTGTTGAAGTAATAGCCGTCAAGCGTCCGAAGGTTAACCCACATTTCAGGTGGCTGTGTAGGCGCGGCATGAATGATATACCCGTCGTAAATCATCTGCTCGCCAGTATACTCATACCCAGCGAATATGCGGACTTCCTTATGAACCTCTTGGAACTCAGCCGTATTCATCCATGTGGTTAACTGGTTAACCGTATCGTGGTTCAGGCCAAGTATCGAGATATTGGCGTAATGCTTAATGGCGGCAAATGGTATCTCTATATGGAACTTGTAGTCCACATCGTATATCTTGGATATTATACGATTCTGTTTTCCTTCTGCGTCACCTTCGTATAATTCCACATGGCCTACTCGATTGAAGAACTGTTGCTCCATTATAAATCCTTTATCTCATCATTGGTATAGAATATAAGGAAACAAGTGTCGTCGAAATCATTATAGTTAGGATAGTCTTTGTTAAGGGTTTCAAACCTAAAGTTACCATCCATGCCCATAGAGTTCTTATATGGTATCAGCCAGCCGTATGGGACGCACCGAAGTGTCGATTTAACCACCGTTCCATTGATTGAAACGCTTGAATACAGCAAATCGTTTATCATTCTAAGGCTAAATTCATACGTATAGTCTCCGTGTATGAAATAGAATGACTGGTTAGGAACCTTTGATAATGATATATATTGCATTATATATGCCTAATTAAAGATGAAGAAGCGCGTTAGGCTTATAACTACTACCTATTTTTCTTCCAGTAGCAATGGTCGATGAATCAGATGATGAAGATGTGTTCTTGCTAATACTTGAAGATGCGGAACTTGATTTCGCTATTATAATTTCAACAAACTGTAATGAATAAACAATCTTATTGAACTTGTCGTCCTCTTCTGTATGCGAAGCATCTACCATCATCATGTTTTCATAGACACCCTCCTTGGTTCCAAGAGTATAGAATTGATAGGTTCTATTCTTAAACATGGTGTCTATGATATTCTTTATGGCATAATTACCGGCGTCGGCAATCACTATCATTTCTATATGAATAGGCTGTATAACCTTATTATCGAATACCTTGGTTCCGGTTTCGACAGGAGAATTTATGGCCTCCGCGTGTTTGTTAACGGAGGCTCGGGTTATATCAATGTCGATTGAATCGCCATATTGATTGTTTATATATACTTCGGGAACTTCCATAGTTACCCCCTGATTCCGTTATCGTTAGCCTTAATTGCACTGGTCAAAGTGCTGACTATGTTCTTGTTAACTTCATCAGCAACCTTTTCGCTATTGGCGGAAGGGGCATTAACGTCCATCTTGTTGGTTATCGTAATGGTATAAGCGACATTCTTGTTTGTCGGGTTATCACTATCTGAATTGCCATAACTGTTAGCCATTTCAGAAGCGGATTCCCAATAACGCGCCGAAACTACCTTGCCTATAAATCCAAGAAGAACCGTGATTGGCTTTAGAATGACATTTATTATCTTAAGAAGAAATCCAAGGGCATCAATCAATACAGTGAACGCAGGGACTATTGCTTCAAGAATCAAGCCACCTGTCTCTTTGAGAACTATAAGAAACTCATTCCATGCCTCGTTGCCTATTCTGGAAGTCTCCAGAACTTCTTTGCTATATGCCCCTTTATATCCTTCGAGTTTTCCAAGGAAGGTTTGTTTATTTATTTTCTTGTTATAGTTCTCTTCACCGTGTGCCAAGAGTTCGTATGTGGCCTTATCAAGACCAAGAGTATCGGCAAGTCCAACCTTCTGGTCGTTGGTAAGAGTCTCCATCAACCTGGCTATACGGCCAAGAAGTTGTTCTGGACGAGCCAAGCCACCCTGTTCTGTGCCGAGAATGTTCAGGCCGTAGCGGACAGAGGCCGCTTCGAGCGCACCACCGCCTTCACCGCTAATCCTCATGTTCTGCATATTGGTTCTAAACCTACGCAGAATGCCAGCGGCACTCTCATAGTTGCCACCATATGGCATCAGTGCCGCGCCTAAACCTTGAACATCGCTGGAACTACTGCCTGAGTAGCGAGAAGTAACTTGGACTTTCCATGCAGTGTTCATCGCTGAAATGGCCTGAGTTATCTTCTTGAATAGTTTAACGGCACTAACTAGACCGACAAGCAATAATGCTATCGCCGCGCCTATTGGATGTGCAGACATAGCGGCCATTAGACCGCCACCTAATCCACCAGCCTTACTAGCACCACTGAAAAGTTTACCGAAGAAACCGCTCTTCCCTCCAGAAGATATATTCCATGAAGGCCCCTCATTCGCGCCAAAAGGCACCAAGGAGCGATTCCAGCGTATTCCACTGCCAGTTATCGGGTTCCCGAACTCATCCGTCCTAGCGCGTCTAGGACGTGCGGAAGAGCCGTTCAAGTCCATATCTATCACATCTTCTGCGGCAGGGTGTTCGCGTCTCCAGTTTGTTCGTTCGTTAGCATTACGGCGGAACTGCGCCCTTCGGCTAGAGGCAGAAGGCTGATAGTCTTCTTGCCCTTCAGTGAACCCCGTAGGACCGTTCCATGTGCCATCCCCAAGCAGAAGAGGCGCATTATTGAGCCTAAGAAAGTCGTTAAGAAAGGTCCTGCGCCTAGCATTACGGTCTTCGATGAAACTATTTATAGTGTTCTGATTGCCCTGTGCATTGGCAAGTTTACTAGCCTTGGATGGCAAATAGTCTGGCGGACGTATAGAGAATCCCTTGGAAGTAATGCCATTGATAATCTCAAGTTCTTTACGAATAGTCTTAACATCGTCAAGAATCTTGCTGAATCCAGTCCTGCCAGCCCAAGTCGAAAGATTTATATTAGAGAGTTTATCCTGAAACTTCTTAATCTCTTCAATATGACCCTTGAAGACCTTGCGCGATGCGAGGTCTTTCATCTTGGAGTCAACCTTGTCGAGGGCAGAAATGACTGTATCAGAACCGCTAACGCCGAGTTGGAAAACTATGTCGTCTTCGCTAGCCATAATGATACAGTCCTATTTCTTTCGGGCAATTTTTGCCCTGTCCATCATTCGTTTGGTCGCTATATTCTCGTTTATCTTTGGAACCAAATCGGCCTCCAAGATTATATAAGCGTCCTCAAGCGTGTAGATGGTCTTAAGTTCGTGAAGGGTGCATTTCCCTGAACCGAGAAGTATACCCAAGAACGGGCCTATATTTTGGAATTGTTCAAAGCCTTGCTCATCTTGCTTTGAATCCCCTCGAAGACCTTTGAGAGGCTTCCATCGAATAAAAAATCGAAGTTCTTCTCAATCATTTTTGTTTCAAGGGTGAACAGGTCGATGCAGTTAGGAATCATCATGTTAACGATTGTCGGGTTTTCAAGAACAATCTCGGCCTTTGAATCGTTAAGGACGGCTGTGTATGACAAGAGTTCCATGATAAGCGTATCAGGAATGGAGCCAAAATCATTAGCGGCAATATAATCATACATCTTCACAAAGATATGTTGCGCTTGAAACGCAGGAATCTTTGAAATAATATACTCGTGCTTGCCAATAGTAATCTGTTCCTTGTCCAAGAATGAATCAGTAGTCTTAGCCATACACAACCTCCTTTAGTTAACCTTGAATTAAACCTTAGAACAACTCTCAAACACGAAAGTATATGTGCAAGCCGTAAGTTTGCCGTCTGCGTTGGAACCAATGGCGGGCTGACCGCTAACAAGCCGTCCGTTACGGTATGTCGCCATCTTCGTATAAGAGTCTGTCGTTGAACTGGTTGATGGATATTTGATAGTAAGTGTATTGATAATCAGGTTATCTGTATTAAGACCATTACTATTTCCACCGACATGCGAAGCGATAAGGAAGTTTCTCATGTTCTCATCGCTGACCGTGCGCGGGATGAGCGTGAAAGACAACCCTATAGGATTGGGCTTCGTCCAAGTAACCAGACAGCCATTCAGAGACATTCCAGAGCCAACAACCTCAAGGGCTGGAACCTCAACCGGTGTTCCATCATCGGTGAACTCTGAAATATCGGAAACGCTATATCCGTTTGACTTGATGTTTATCCGAAGACCGTTAGAACTTATATCAATCATTGGTATGTTCCTTTATTATATTAGATTAAATGAGAATATCAGAGCCTGTAACCTTGCGGATTGAGTCGCCCTTTGAGTAGATAAGGGTATAGACAGCCTTGTAGACCGTCCCATCAAGTTTAATCACGACATTCAGCCAATATCCAGAACTCTGGACGGAGTTCCAAGCCGTATTATCACCGGAGTAGGATGTTATGGCAGACTTCTGTGTAGAGGTAAGGGTCTTGCCGATTATGATTGTGCCATTGGTAAGGGCCTGTGTAGCGACCTCTGTGATGCCAGTAAGGATAATCTGCGCACCGTTCTCATCAGCGGGAATCTTATTGAGAGAAGTCATCATATTGAAGAACAGCGTCTCAATACTGGACTTAAGCCAGATTTCGTTACAGTAAACCGATGCATCAGTGCCGTCAAGGTTAAAGCCACGCTGGAGGAACGCCAGTTTCTTTCCGTTCGTCTGAGTCTGACCGTAGTAGTTGACGTTAAGCGCATCAAGAGCAGATGCCGCAGAGTCCGTCGTGACCTCGACAATGGCATTATCGAACTGCTTATACATGAAGTTAGTTGCTGTATTCGTTCCATTATAATCCGTGGCCGCGAATATGGCCATCGGCATATACTCTTCATGGGTATCGGCGGTCGTGCATTGAACGACGAACACTTTGGCTGTCGTGCCAAGAGCCGTAACAAGGGCTGAAGCGGCAGACGCGCTTGAAGCCCTGTCCTGAACAACATATAAATACTTGTAGTTAAGTCCAGTGTTGTAAGTCGCAACAGCCGTTATATCGGCGGTAAGTAGTGTCTCCATGAAGCAGAATGAACCAAAGTTATTCGTCGCTTCATTGACTCTAGTAATGGCTTCGAGCGGAGTTTCGGAATCATCGCCATAATGGGCGAATGAAATAGACGTTGGAGAATTACCGTTTGCAGACGAGAACGCGAAATACCTTGTAGCGAAAACCGTTTCTGCGGCTGTGGCTCCAAAGCAAGTAATGACCTCGTCGAGCGTCATTGAAACGGGAACATCGGTAACTTCCGTAGCCCCGTTCTTAACTGTAGACTTTGTGAAGACAAGGCCAGCAAGTATGCGCTCGGAGACATTTGACGTGCCAGAAGTGCTGCTTGTTATGTCTATGAAATGTTTTTGACTAATAGCCATATTGAGTTACCTTTCTAAATAGGATGAGTTACAACTTCCAAGGTAGTAACTGCATTTACTGTTATTTCTTTCGTTTTTGGAATCTGAACTCTTACATCAAAACTCGGCTCCTTCTGGTAAAGTCCACTGTCATCATTATACACGATAACTCTTTCGCTTGCAACCCTGATAGAAGCCATGCCATGAGAACGTAAACGAGAACACCCCATTTCGCTGTTGAACCAAGATATGAGCGCATTACAAACGTCTTCGGCGGTAATGGTATCTGCGGTATCTGTCTTCGTCCTCTTTTTGAGGCTTGTTATCTGGTATGTATATTCATCAATCCATTCCCATCTTTGCTTGATGGAACTGGTAATATTGTATTTTGTGGCCTGAAAACCTATGCGCCTGTCTAAAATCTTTTCAATCATGATGCATGAGTTGGTATTTACTATCTCTGCTGAATTTCTCTGCTGAACACTCCATTCGGTATAGCCAAACTGTGCCAGCCCATCCTCAACGAATGTCTTGAGAATTGAATAAGCGTTATTCTCGGTTATGATTGAATCGGCCATTAAGTTGTTTCCCTAACGTCCTGTTCGCATACATACATCTTCCAGCCGTTGAAACCAAACCAGTCGGAAACTGAAGCCACATTATAGACCCTTCCTTCAAATTCTATCTGGTCCGGCGAGACTTGTCCATTGTTGGTGGTATTAAGATTCAGGTTCTTTGCCCATACACTAACGATAGAGTTAGAATAGTCTATGCCTACCCTTTGTTCATTGACTTCCCCTATGTTACGGCTACCAAATGCAGAAGCCTTGCCGGGTTCCACTATGCCTACAGCAGAGACCCAATCGGTATACGTAGAAACCGGAGTCCCGATAGAGTTAACGGTATTAGAAATGAATTTCCTATATCTATAAGTAAGATTAGGAATAACGTTCATGGCCTGTGCCAATACGTTTTTAAGGTTATTCATTTATTAGTTACCGTAGAAAAGAACACTGGATTATCATAACTGCCCATCTTTTTGAAATCAACGAGAGGCGTGGTATCTTTGCCTTTTCGCCACCTATTTATCGTTTGCTTGGCAAGAGGTGCGAATTGGCCACCATTATGTATCTCTTCGAGAATCTGGTCTACCAAAACAGCACCAGTAGCACGAAGTTTCTTATTTATATCGTAATGCCGATTTCTAAGTTTGGACGCATAGGCGGCACTAACCATGTCCTTAAGTTCTTTTTTGCAGTGACTGACTGCTGTCCTGATGAAAGGTCTTGGAGGAGTGTTGCCACTACCAAACTCTATACGCATTACGAGTTGTGGCATTTTAATCTTGGAGTCAACAGGTTTCTTGTTGTTCGCGTCTTCGCTATGCGATGACAGAACATCTTTGACTCTGATGTTTATATTATAATCTTTGAAGTCCTCACGATTCTTCTTGAGGAACTTATTGATAATTTCTGACCGCCTCTTATTACCAATGGCTATGTCGGAGGTAAGTCGCATTAGCGGAAAGCCCTTACTCCAAGTCCTATTCCGAACAATCCACAGGGAGCGGCAACGGACAGATAAGCCTGTAACTGTTGCCCGTAAGTAGTCTGATTGAGCCAATACTCCCATTCTGTCTGGGTATAAGTATTAGGCTTCTGCATTTCAACTGAAACAGAACCGACGATAGACTTGACTACCAGACCGCCAGAAGGCGTTGAACCAGAGGCTATCGCATCAGTAGCGTTCTTGGAAAGTGTAAGTATATGCGCCGTCAGAAGGAACAGCGCATATCCCCTATCGCTACCAACAAGAGGAAAACCATCTTCGGGAGCCGTAATGAATCTCATGGCCGAACGTCCAGCAATTGCGACTGTCTGTGTTGGAAACACGGTCGAATCACTAAACTCGGGAAATTCAGCTAGAAAATCGTCGGCTTGGAAGATGGCTTCGCTCATTGATTACTTTCCAGAATTGTCGTCATCGGCCTCTTCATCAGCGTCCTTGACGACCGTGGGAGCCTTGCGGCCACGGGCTGTCCATTCCTTCTCCGTAGGCTGTGCCGAACCGTCCTTTTGGGACATGTCATTCTTGACTTCCTTCTCGACTTCCGTAACTCGATGCTTTTTAATCTTTATAAAGCCACCGCTAACGAATTTCATGAAGGATTTATTCTTTTCAAGAACGGCCAAGTCCTCGTCAGACACTTCCGTGACCACTCCTTCGGGAGTAACCATGGTCTTAGGGTCTGTGACGTTCGCACCGCCTTTGATTGTTATAATCTTTTTATGCTGGCTAACGGGCGAACCGTTAACCTTCATATAGACTGGGAAGGCGTTGGCATTGGTGATAGTGGAGATAACGTAATTCATGTTAAACATCCTTTTTTTTGTTTGCTTGGCTTATATGCCGGAGTAGCGAACGACGCCAATCGGCGACTCGAAAAGCACACCTGCGGTAGAGCAGGTGTAATCCTCGATGATACCCTTGGCCTTGAGTTCGACGCCGACAAGTCGCAGAGCGGAAGTAATGAACTGGTCAACAGTGTTATTCACCGTCACCTTATCGGCAATCATGTAGAACACGTTCGCCGTAGCATTCGCGCCGTTGAACTCGGGAATCGGAATCAGTTCGCACTTCGGGAAGGTCTGCTGAATCCACATACGGACGGACAGGTTGCCCTGAACGTTCATCGTATTGAGGAAGTCAAACGTGGCAGACGCAACGCCGAACTTGAACGAATCCTTGTAGGGATTGAAGTTCGTACCGGTCTTAACGCGGAGGTCAGAGACAGCCGTGTTAATATCCTTGACAATCTCCGCGAATGTCTTGGTAGACCAAGCCGTGTGGGTAGAAACGCCCTCTTCAACGTCGATGAACGCATCAATGTTGGGGTCGTTAAGGACACCATAGGTCTTGTTGTTGCCAGAGTTATAGCCGAGATAGGCTATCAGGTTCTGGTCAATGGCGAAAGCCTGTGCGACAGCCGCTCGCTTATCGTTATAAGCGTTAATGCGCATGGACGAGGCACGGGCCTCTTCCAATTTGCCAGTCATGAGGCCGAGTTCGAGGCGGACATTCGTGCGCTTCTCGAAGTTGGCGTTGTAGTTAGCGAGCGGAACGTTCGTGCGGTCGCCGTAGATACGGGTCTGGCCAATATGTTCCATCACGGTAGCGACAACCTCTTCGGTTTCCCATGAGCCAGCAATCGTGCGGCCAACCAGAAGGTCGGCAGTGCGAGCGCGGGTCACAACCTGAATGGCTCCAGGGAGCCAATACTGGAGGAACTGGACGGGCGTAGTGACTGAAGGAGTTGTAATGGTGGCAGGAAGCGCATCCATAACCTGTTTAACACCCGTGTCATGCTCGTCCATCGTAATACCAAGGGCGGTAAGGGCGGAAGTATCAGCCTTCGGGAACTCGTCAAACGAGAACTCGCGGACTTCATCACCCTTCATCTTGAGCAGAATCTCTGTATTTTTAGGCATAGTATAGAACCTTTCTTATCTTATATTTTCAATTAGGAGGCAATAGAAATCGGCGCACCGAGTTCAATAACCCCGAAGTAAGTTGTGGCGGATGAGGAATCGGCATCACCCGTGGTCGTGGTGGCAGAGACAAACGACGCTCCGTTAATCAGTTTCCACGTTCCAGCAGTCTGAGACGCGGTAGCAATATCGCCAACGGCAAAGCCAGTGCCAGCGACCGTGCACATATAGACGGGAGACATAGGCGTAATAGCCGAGACGGACTTGACTATAACGTGGCCCATCGAGCAGACCTGAACGGAATCGTTAGCCGCAACGGTAAGCGAAGCAGTGAGGCCATTGCGGAGAACGGCTTCCTTCGGGCGGACGAAGACACCGGCGAGTGTGGTATAGGTAGCCGCGACATACGGGCCGACATTACCAGAAGAATTGAGGAATGCAAGCGTCCCGAATGTTGAATCGGCACCAACCGTGTATGTGGCCGTGCGACGCGGTGAGTCATCATAAAATTCACCAGCAACGCCGAACGCCTGTTTAATGTTAACTTTTGTCTGAAGAGCCATAATTAGGTTCCTTTCTTTATATTATTATAATTACTTCTTAGCAAGATACTGTTTCTTGAACTCATCGAAACTCTGCGTAGAGTTAACGCTCTGGTCGATAGAGAACTTCTTATCGTTCTTATGTCCAGCGAGATAGCCCTTAACAGCGGCGACCTCGTTACCAGCACAGTCGGTGATTCCAAGTTTATCACAAGCATAATGAGCGACCTCGGCCTCATTCATGAGGGCATGGTCGAATGAGCCGACAAGCGGCTTGACGTCCTCGAAGAGCGAGTCACGGGCCGCAATCTTGGCGGCAACTTCCTTGAAGGTGTCCTCGGCCTTTTTCTCTTTAGGCTTGGCTTCAGCAGGTTTGTCCTCGGGCTTATCCGTAGCCTTTTCACCAGCCTTCTTGTCGTTCTTGGCAGAGTCAGCTTTCTCTTCAGGCTTCTTGTCTTCAGGCTTGGCTTCTGCTGGTCTCGCCTCTTCCGGTTTCTTTTCATTGTCCTTGGACGGCGGCTTAGGCTCCTCGGAACCACCGCATCCGTCGAGAACGTCTTTAACCTTGCCAAGAATCTCGTCACTAACCGTGTCGAGTTTCTTGACAATCTCATCAATCGCTGTCTTTTTATCTTTCATATTTATCTCCATGGAGTCGAAACAGTTAGCCTTATCATATACGCGAACGTCCGGCCCCATACGTCCACGGGAAACCAGTGCTACATGGTTTCCGCGAATATCACACTGAATAAAATCATAGGGAATACCATCGTAAACGCCCATCTTCTGCTTGTAAGAGCAGAAATAGCCGAGCGAAAGTTCCTTCTTTCCATTACGAATCTCGCTCTTCATCTTGTCAGAGTAAATCTTGAAGTCCGCTATGACCATCTTGTTGGCCTCGTCTCTGCGAACGTTGAAGATAACTCCACCAGCGGGACGCTTGTCTGTTGAAGTGAATCCTTCACCAAGCATTTCATGCTCGTCTATGAAAGGAACACCGTTGAAACTCTTCAATGTCTCTTCATTCGCTATCTCTTCAATCGAACGGAAGGTATTGTAAATCTTGTTAGGGTCAAGCCCTATTTTGCCATCAGGGTCTATCTGCTTACCAAGATAAGGAAATACGCCCTCTTTGGTGATAGGGTTGTTTTCCACAAGCCAGAAGCCGCTTTTGTCTACTTTTTTCATATTAGTTTATGAAACTATTTTGTGCTTGCAAGTAAAAGATATGATATTTTTTTGTTTTTGGCAATAGCAAAATTTACTTTATTACATTTTCTTTTGTAACAGATTCTATTTCTGGCATATTTGAAGGAGTAAGTTTCTCTCCGTCAGCGTTATCCTCAAGCCGTATACTCTTCATGGGACTTGTGCTGTCCGCGTTGATAGCCTTACGCGCTTCATTAGGCGTAAGGATGCCAGCCTTGACACTGCCCTGAAGTATCTTGGAGTTCTTTTCGTTGATACGCGCCATTTCCATAAGCGAAGGAGCGTCAACAGGATGGAATGAAATGGTAAGTCCCTCGTTCTTTCCGCTCTTAATCTTCCAAAGAATGTTGTAGTGCTTCTCCAGAAGAGGCTTGAACTCGTTTGTCTGAATGGCATTGATGGTCTGCGCGTAGTCCTTCCACTCGTAGTCTCCAGTAGACTTAAAGCCAGTAGGAACCGTCTTGAGCAGTTTCGTGGCGGGTATCTGGGCTATTGAGGCCACCAACTGGTACTGCGTCATAATCATTTGGTTGAACTCTGAAAGGACGGTATCAATCTGCGAAACGTTTGTGCCGGGATTTTTGAAGAAGACACCCCAATTATCGCGTCCAAATGAAAGGGCGTTCATAATCTTCAGGGCGGCTGAAGGATTAGCCACCATCTTCTGTATGTTAGCGTCAACGACAAGAAGACGCTTTGTAAGGGCCAACTGCGGAGCCTCGTTAGCAACCTTATCTGCGGCGTAGACGCGTTCGTAAATCATCTGTGTAAGAGGTATTCCACCATAGTAATACGTGGGTTTGAATATATCTGGGACAATCGTATTGACAACGAATATGCACCAAGACTTGTGAATGCGCTTGCCATTGGTAAGCCTCCACCAAGTAGGAACGAAGTAGTCCTTGTATGATGGGTCACTAATGCTTCTATCGTCGAATACCGGAGTCACCCAATAAGGGTCTATAACCTTCCATCCGAGATACTTGACGTTCTTCATTGAAGCGTCAAGGTTCATCGGGTTCTCCATGTCAACGTTATCGCCTTCAAAAGACGGAACTGCAAGGCCACAACCAAAGACTTTCTTGTTGAAGTCAAGTTTACGGCACACTTCGTTTATGTCATAAACGGAGTTAGACTCTTTAACCATAGACTGTGTATCGTCTATGTCCTTCCCGCTATCGTGATTGGAATTAAACGAAAGGGAATACCCTACGGCTATGGCATCCTCGCCTGGGATAGAACAGGCCCGTGATATGAACTCGTGCTGTGATAGAGCCGCGCAAGCACTCCACCCAATGAAGTAGTGGTCTTCATAATACCGCATAATCTTTTCGGGTATTCGGTCATTGGCCATAGGGTTATATCCGTATTGTCCAGTCGAGCCAGCGTTGGCGATATGCGGAAAGTTGTCATCGTCCATGGCGAACTTGCCAGTATCGGCATCGCGCACTTGGAGTATCGAGCGCGGGAACAATGCTTTTACTGCCTTATCGTAGTTAAATGTATCAAAGACATGGGCATCAATGTCTTTGTTTTTGTTGAATATATTGGTAAATATCCCATCATTCTGAACCTTCTGTCCATCAGAGGGTTTTTCGTTAGGTGTAATTTCGTTCTTCTTATTAAAGAACTTTGTTATGTTGAATTTCATTAGAATAATCCTCTGTCAGATGACTCTTCTTCCATGGCATACCGAACAGCGTCAATCGTATGATTGTGCTTGTCTGGATATGAACTTATAAATTCTCCTGTTTTTGAACGCTTATACTCATATTGGCTGAACTCTCTAGCGGCATTGGGACACCGGAATGGGTCGATTATAATACTTCTTTGCCCTTGGAGCCACTGTATGCCATGGTTTATAGAGTCCTTGCCTTTTTCGCATGGTATACAGTTTATACCATGCCGTTGAAAATCGTCAATGCTTTTCGGTTCTGCGCAGTCTGCCCGTATGAACTCATAGTCCGTTTGCTTGTTCAAGACAAGTTCGGCTGACGCATCGTTTGAAAGGCCAATCTGATATATCTCGTCGTAGATATATACCAGTTTTCGCTTTGAATCATACTCTACCGAAACGAATACGAATGGGTCTATTGCAAACCCCCAATCTATACCGTAGTGAGGGTAGCAGAAATGTGCTATTTCATCATCCCCTATAGAGCGGAGGACAACATTTCTGAATACTGTTCCGCCAGTTCCAGTGCATTCTCCTAGGTATTCATGCCTATATGCCCTATCGTCCTGCTCTTGAAGTGCCTTTGCCTCTTCAAAAAATTCTTTGCCAAGCCAAGCGGTTGGAACTTGGAGATACGTAGAAGTGTAAACTTTCCTTCCTTTTATTGGACAATTCGATTCTACGTTCACCCAATCAGAAGAAGTCATCGGAGGATTATACGAGCAGAACGTCTGGAAACTATGTCCACCACGGAGGACAGATTGCTTGACGGAGCGGACTTCGGGGATTCCTCCAAACTGCGAAAGTTCCTCGAACCAAAGATACTTGAAGTAGCCAAACGGAGCCTTGATTGATTTGGTCTTGTCTTGGTCATCGAGGCCACGGAACAGTATCGTCTGACCAGTAGGCTTATAGACAATTTTCATCGAGGTCAAGTTAGGCTGAAAGAAGTCCTGTAATCCTAGTTTGCGTATGGCCCACATCACCTGATTGAACACGGAGTTTCGTATGTCAGCGCCAACCTTGCGGAACACACACGCATGGGCCTGTGGGTCTTGCAGTATTCCTATGACGATAACCAGTGAAACGAATGACGATTTGCCGGAGCCACGGCCACCCTTGAACCAGTATTCGCTATACTTATTATCAACTATGTCATTCCATGCTTGATAGAATGACGGAGCGAACAACTCTTCATGGGTAATCTTTTTCATTAAACGTTAATAGTCTCGACTTTCTTTTCCTTTTCAGGTTCAGGCGGAGTATCAATGTTTATGGAAATCTTCCCTATGGCAATCTTAGGCAACTCGCTTACGTCTTCTGTCAGTATATGCTCGCCATAGCCACGTCTACGTCCCTTGCGGTCTAGGAAGAACTCTATTGCGTTCTCGTTGCGTCCCTTTACGTTCTCAAGCAACTTGTCTTCTGCTATGTCCAGGGCCTTCTCATCGCGTGAATTGAGGTATTCAGGCATATGAGTCTTGATATACGTAGAAAGAATATGCCTTTCGACATGCAATGATTCCGCTATCAGATAAATCGGAGTCATCGCGGAGAGCATTTCTTTGATTGTAGGCTCATCCGTTTCTGAAAGCCGAACGTTGAATACCTTCGAACGCTTGTAATGGACCATCGGCTTCGGCACGGAAAGGTCGATTTCATCATCCATTTTACTTATTTCCATTTACTTATTTACAGTAGAAAGAGAAGAAGAGCAGAGGAACTTGCTGACTATGAACACATGCGAAATATCGTCAAGAACATTCTGAACTCCGCAGGGGATGGCACCAGACGCAGAAGACTTCATGTCCTCAATAGCGTGGATTCCCATGTCTAACGCAGACCAGACCTTCTTAATCAGTTCGTCATTGGAAGTTGTCTCACCGCCAGAGCAATACTTCTTGGCAATATCGGCGGTTTCCCATTCGTGAGGTGGGAGTTTGTTCATGAACCCAAGGAAATAGGATTCACGGAGAGAGTCCATCTTGCCGTCAATCCCGTCTTTTATACGGTCTGCAAGCAAGTGGAGGGCGTAGAATGACGCACCGTTTGACTCGTAATGCAACTGAAGGCAAAGCCATTTAACAGCGAGCATTATACCGAGCAGTTCTTTAATCTTTTCGTGTTCCATAGTTTTAATCCTTTCCTACCGATGCAACTTATAATACACCTCTTTCTGAATTGAGTCAAATACCCTATATTATATATATAGTCTTATTCTTGTTCTTTTTCTTATTCTTATTCTTTAAGAGTAAGCATACACTATGGATAGTGTATGCTTACTGTATGTTAAATTAGAATGGGGATTCCTCTTGAATTGGAGCGGATTCGATATGGCCTGAAGGGACTTCAACATCTTGTTTAGGTATCTGATTGATAAGCCGCTTGTCCTCGCCCATGGGGTAAGACAGTGTAACATTGAAAAAGTCGTTCCCCTTCTTGCTAGTCCGCTTAGGCCAGATGGCTATGTTCATCTTCAGGTCAGCGATGTTGATTGTTCCCTTCATGATAGGATGCTTCTCGGTCCTCTTCTCCTTCGGAACGAGGAACAAGACTCCCTTGAGATTGTTGTCGTATACTCTTTCTTCGCTCATTGGACGCCTCCTAGGTCGATTCGTTTCAGTGAATTGTAGTAGTGTTTTATTTCTCTGTTATGCTCAAGCAACGCTAACAGTTTAACGTTCTTAAGATAGCCAGCCTTAAGCAGTATACGTCTCGCCCAATCGGGTAGAGGAGCGTCGTTATAAGAGAGATTACTGGACTCCAGTAACTTCTTAACCATAGTGTTAACCGTAGCGTCTTTCATTACAACTCCGTTATGCTTAATTTTATATGCGCCTTAAAGTCAAATCGCTTTTCCAATGTTAGCGACGCTATCTGAGAATCGTCCTCTATCATGTGCGCTGACGTAAGGCAATCCAGAAACAACTTGGCAACGTTGTCAACATCTGGTCTGGTAGTTTTGTATTCATCCCATACGCGGCTTCTTCCAGTATAGAAGAACTGTATTGATACCCTAAGCGGCTTCTTCGCTCCCTTCTCGTCGCACAAGTGGTAGTCTATCTCCGATATGTGCTTGGACAATTCTATCTCGTAAACAAGTCTAGCATCCTTAATCGCCTTCTTCTCGTAGTGCATAATCCAAGGCTTTCCGAACTTGCTTTTCATTATGCACTCGCCCTTCTGCTGGGCTATGCCTCGCGGCTCTATTGGCATATCAATGAACATAACAGTTATCCTTTTGGTAGGGGATGGGGGAGTTGAACCCTCATTGAAGGTTTATAAGACCTCCGTTCTAACCGCTGAACTAATCCCCTGTGGAGCCGAAGAGTGGAATTGAACCACCAATTTAATGTTTACAAAACATTTGTTCTACCATTGAACTACTTCGGCAAGTGGCTCGCGGAACTGGAGTCGAACCAGTAACCACATGATTAACAGTCATGCGCACTACCATTGTGCTACCCGCGAATTAGAATGGCGGAAGAGGTAGGATTTGAACCTACGAACCCTTGCGGATTGACGGTTTTCAAGACCGTTGCCATAAGCCGCTCGGCCACTCTTCCTGAAAGAAAATTACTTGTGGGCAACTTTCTTGTGATGGCTACGCTTAGGCGGAACAACAGGGGCGAACCTCCCTGTGTTTTTGTTGAGTCGCAGTATGATAATATCAATCATCATCATACGCTTCTTATCGTCATGCTTCGTGGCCTTCTTCGTCTTCGCCGGTTTCTTCCCCATGGGCTTACTCCTTTTTGATTCGACGTTGGTATGATAGCACATAAACTATTTAGACGCAATAGTGTTTTAGGTTACTCCTTTGCTAGTTTATAATACAGAACAGACTTGTTAACGTTAGCCATGCCAGTCCTCCTGTCTGCAACACGTCAGGTAGATAAGCAATCCATCATCCAACCCACAGAACCCTTTTCCTAAAGGGAAAGGGATGACTCCTTTGACTTCAACATTAACGCGATTTGTTCCGTTCCAAAGAGTCGCACAAATACACCCCCCTTTGCAACTTGTGATTGCGGCCCAAAGTGTATCAAGCCTCGTCCGCGTGGTATGAGATTTCCCTGTTGGGTCTGAAGCGGTGGTTGAGATTATGTCGTTCAGCACAATCACGTTGAACGATTCATGTTTCTGCGCCGCTATCGCAGTTTCAATTCCCCATGTGTTCGTTCTCAACACCATTGATTTACGGTTCATTTCCGGAACCCTCCTTTAT